CATTTGTTTCTTTTCTTTTGTAATACGTCTTACATAAGCATGGTGTATAATTTGTGTAAAATAACTAAATGGATTTTTTGATTTCTCTGGATTGAAGTTATGAGCATATAACAAACAATTTTCAATCCCATCAGAAACCATATCATCTCTAAATGTATAGTTAATAAAATTTGGTCTCCATGCTAAGTTCTCGGATATTTTTAAAAAACATTCACCCATATATTCTGTTGATGGTGGATCTGGATCATCAACTTCTCTGGCATCAATAACTCTCTGCTTCCATTTCTTAATTTCTATAAAAAACTTTTCGTTATCAACATAATGTTTCTTTTTATCTGTCATTTCCCTGTACTCCCAAATCCACCTTCATTACGTTCAGTATTAGTTAATTCTGATACCTCTTCAATTTCTGCTGTAACTACTGGGGCCATAACCAACTGTGCAATTCTATCTCCCTTTTTAACATAATAAGAATGATGGTCATGATTCTTTAAAATAACTTTAACTTCACCACGATAACCAGAATCAATAGTACCTGGACTATTTAACACCATAATACCATGTTTAGCTGCTAACCCTGACCGTGACCTAACTTGTACTTCATAACCTTCCGGTATCTCTAAAAATATTCCAGTTGATACCAGTTTCCAATTAAATGGAGAAATTTTCACATCTTCATTACTACATATATCCATTCCAGCATCACCTACGTTTTTATAACATGGTAATGGATTATCGCTTATATTTTTAATTTTTAATTTCATTTATATCCTTTAGGTGTTTTAGTGGGAAAGGTATTAATACCTCCACATTCATCACACACATAATCTAAATAATATTGCCTACCAGTAAAACCTTCTGAACAATTAGTTTGTAATGTTTTCTTGTCGCATTTGGTGCAACAATATTTCTTCTTCATCGTTTTCATCGAACGGTTCCTCCTGTTCAAGGATTTCTTTATTTTTATTCTTAATGGCAATCATCTTCTTTTTCTCAAATCTATCTTTATTATTTTTTTTCCTACTTTTACTCATTTTCTTATTCCTTATAATGGTATTAATGTATAATTATAATCAAACTTCTCCTTCAAATAAATATTCAACCTTTCCTTCCAATGTTTCAGTCCATAATTTTGATGTTTCTTATAATGTAGATCATCTATAATATCATATAATACTGCTTTATTATTCTTATCATCCAATCTCAATACACGACCAATTGACTGTAAGTTTCTCACTTTTGCTTTGTATGGGTGTGCGAAGATTAAATATTGTAAATTTTTAATATTTACACCAGTTGATAACACACCAGAACTTGCAACAATTATTGCATTCCTTTCTTCTTCTGTTGCCTTTCTAATTTCTTCTCTTTGTTCAACATCTGTTTCACCTGCTATAAAAAAGATTCGTCTTTTAGGTTGTTTGTCTAATAACATCTTTTCTAAAACTTTACCATGTTTCTCTACATAATTAAATAGAATCAACGTATTACCCTTTTGATCTAAAGCCAGATTACATATAAAGTTATTTCGTTTTGTATGTGTAACAATAAAATCTATTTCTTCTTGGTATGTAGCTTTCTTCAACTCTTTACATTCTTCTTCTGGATATTCTAATTGCAAACATTGTATGTTCAATTTAGAAATATGCTTATCATCCATTAATTCTTTTGATGTAGTAGCTGTATATGTTTTTCCAAATAATCCTTCTAATACTAATTTATGTGTTTTAGAATCTGTTAATGTTCCCGTTGTCCCAAATCTATACCTACAAGATGTTGTTTTCTCTAAAATACCTTTCAATGAATTAGCTGTTGCTAAATGTGCTTCATCACCTACTATTAAAGAAAACTGTTCAAAATATTCTTTCGGTAATCTATATAGACTTTGCCAAGTACTAATATATATTTGTTGTTCTGCTTTCTTTTCTTTACCAGAATATATTTTATGACATTGTTCTTCTACATCCCAATCATCAACATTAGATGAATAGTCACCAAAATCACCATACATTTGAGAAACTAAATTTGTAGTAGGAACAACTAATAACATCTTGTCATTATCTAAAAATCTTTGATACCATCTTATTAAAGAATATATAACTAAACTTTTTCCAGATGATGTAGGTGATAACAATAATGATCTATCATTCTTAACACAATGCATAAAAGATGATATCTGGTAATCTCTAGGTGTTATCTTTTCACCCTTACAATGAAGGTTAAGTGAATCAAAGAACTCTTTAATCTTATCTATATCACCTTCTTTTAAATGCCTGGCATCTACAATATCTGTTTGTAGTTTATAAGAATGTTTCTCGGCCCATTCCTTTAGATAAGGAAGTAAACCTAGATACAGTTGACCCGTCTGTATATTAAAAAGTCTTATCTTTCCGTCCCACATTTTTGATCTTACTTTTGGATGAAATTGTGCATTGGGGACTTTAAAAGAAAAGTATTCATTTAATTCATAAGCAATATGTCGTTCACAAGACAATTGTATATATGTTTCGTTTAACTTTGCAACAACTATCATGTCAAATCACCCGCTAAAAACTTTTTCCATTTTATAGTATTACTAATATTAAATGATGCATTTTGAATAACTTTAGCAGTTTCATTTATCAATTTAATCTTTTCTTCTTGCTCGTCCATCTTATTCTTTATAGTAATAATTTGGGCATCACCATCTAAAAACATATCCATATCATTTTTTAAAACTTTCAAATCAAACGGTTCATCTTCATATTCTTTTGGATCAGCCTTTCCAGAATAATACTTCCATCTAGCAAGTTTTATAATTTTATATTCACTTTGAAGAAAACGTAAAAGATTTTTTTCAGTATAAGCTAGTTGATGGTATTTGTTAGATAATTCGGGAATTGATACAGAATACCCATCAAGGTCAGTAACATCAATTGCTGTGTCTTTTACGCACATTTCTTTTAAATCATTAATATCCATAAAACAATTATACTAAATTTTGAGGGATTATACAAGGAAGTAGTTAAGTTAGTTTGCTTACGGTAAATGACCCCGTATATTTAAAGACAACATCCACTACTATTGGATCTAATGTGGTAGCGTTAGTGTCAAAAGCGATAGTTCCAAGAGATGTTGGAAATACATCTTTAAACCCTATACTATAATTTGGATTTGATTTATTCGTATGTATGATAATATTCATATCAGATTTAATAGCTAATGTTTCATTATCAAATTGAGCATATCTGTCTGGAAATCCCAATGATTGAAGCCAGTTATAAAGTTCTAAATAATTCTGCATATCTTCATCAACGATAAAACTTAAAGATAAATCTTCAAACTCTAATACATCTCCTTCTATTGGGATATTAGAATATGGTGTTGCTTGAATAGTGTTGCTTAATGTGATACTTGGAATACTCACCCTCTGGCAGAAATAGCTGACATTAGGCATTCTAAGAAAGTTAGTTTCAAACGATACTACGTTAAGCTGATTGAGGTTAGTTGGTTGATTACGAATTGCCATAAGTTTTTCCTTTTATTTTACTATTATATATATTACACTATACTATATTTATAATATTTACACAAGGAAAAAAATGAAATTGAATAAAACAACTATCGGCTGGTTCATCTTTCTACATCTAGGAGCTCTCCTAGCTTTTCTCCCATCTACATTCTGTTGGTCAGCAGTTGGTCTGTTTGCCTTTATGTATTGGCTTACAGCCAGTATAGGAGTCTGTTTTGGGTTTCACAGATATCTATGTCACAGAAGCGTATTCCTACCAAAATGGCTAGACTATTTTGTTGTATTTTGTGGAACACTTGCCTGCCAGAACGGCCCTCTAAAATGGATAGCACAACATAGAATGCATCATGAAGCATCGGATACATCAAATGATCCACATAACGCAAGTCAAGGTTTTTGGTGGTCACATATTGGATGGATGTGCTATGATAGATACAGATTCGATAATAAAGCACGATTAAGAAAATATACTAAAGATATTAATGGCGACAAATTTTATCAATTCCTAGAAAAATATTTTGTTCTTAATCAAATAGCTTTGGGTTGTCTATTCTATTTAATGGGAGGTATCTCATGGGTAGTATGGGGAATCTTTGTAAGACTGGTAGTAGTCTACCATGTGACTTGGTTGGTCAATAGTGCTTGTCATAAATGGGGCTATACTAATTATAGAATAGCTGATAGATCAAAGAATACTTGGTGGGTGGCTTTACTAACATTTGGTGAGGGATGGCATTCAAATCATCATAAACATGCTAAAGGCTATACAACAAAAGCTAAATGGTGGGAACTTGATTTAACAGGAATAATCATTAATGCTTTATTAATGCTTAACATTATACACTCAATAAAGCCATTAAAGAAGTAATATTATATATGTATTACTTGATCCATCTGAACACCACCACATACGAATTATACTAAATTAAAAACCCCAATACAAGGAAGAAGTTTAGTTTTAGACAAAAAAAAACAGGGACCCGAAGGTCCCTGTTTCTAGTGTAAAACTAAGATTACATCAAGTTTGCAACTACAACCTTACGGTAGTAGGAGTTTGCACCAGATGTAATAGCCGTAAACGGATTAGAAACCATTCCATATCGGGTTTTGAAGCCGATTTTCGGTTGGAAGGTGTTCTCACCCATTGCACGAACCATCTGTAGAGGAACGTATGGACAATAGAAAAGACCAGCGTCATAAGGAGAAGTTCCCTTATATCCGACAACATAGAATTGACCAGCAGTTGTTCCATAGTATGGATCAACATATACTTTCATTCCGTTCATTGTACCAACATAGGTACTGGAAGAAAAGTC